CATTTACAAAATATATATGGCGTCCAGTAAAAAATAGTCTTAATGAATATCGAACAGCACAAATTAAATTTACAAAAAAATATGCTGAGATGTTGGAAAAGGTTGATTTTGGTAATGATGTTATTGTTGCAAATGAATTTGATACGCCATACACTTTTGGCAAGCAACATAACGGTAGAGGTAAAGCAGAATTACTTGGAGCTATGTTGCATATGGGTAACAAAAGCAATTTAAGAAAATTATTGTTAGGAAGAAAATGGGGTAAAGAAAATCCTGATGGCACATTAGATACTAGACAATGGGATGTTTTTATTAAACGTATGGAAGATTCAAATATAGTGACTAAAAAAGATTACGATTTTCTACAAGACGTTTGGAATTTAAATAAAGAAATGCTGCCATTAATGCAAAAAACTCATAGAGATGTTTTTGGATATTATTTTAAAGTAGTCGAAATGAGTCCTGTTATTACTAAATACGGCACATATGAAGGAGGTTATGTACCTGCAAAAGTTGACCCAGATATTGTTAAAGATGCAGAAAGAAATGCAAAATTAGAAGAATTAAAAACTGATTTTAAATTGTCATTACCTGCTGTACAAAAAGGGTTTACTATGACTCGTGTCGAATATAACCGACCATTATCTTTACATTTAAATGCAATGGTTAAACACATAGATGACGCTTTGCGTTTTGCTTATGTGCAACCTGCAATTACAGATGTATTAAAAATAATTAAAAATAAAGAATTTGCAAATGCATTAACTGATGTAAATCCTTCTGCAATAGATCATATGTTGTTGCCATGGCTTAATAATGCAGCAAGGCAAAGAACAATGTTGCGTGGTGAAAATGAGATGATGGATAACTTTTTTAAAGCTTTAAGAAAACGTACTGGAGTTAGCATTATGTTTGCTAATTTTCAAAATGCTGTACAACAATTTACTGGAAATTTTCCATCACTTATAAAAGTTGAAGGTAAATATATGCGTAGCGGTTTAAAACAATATTATGGTAACCCTGCAAAAACTCAGGAATTTATTGCACAACTATCACCTTTTATGGATCAACGTCAAAATAATCAAATGTTTGATATACAAGATACACTTAATGATTTAATTATCAATCCAAATAAATATGAAAAAATAAACGCATGGACAAGTAAACACGCATATTTTATACAGCAAGCATTCCAAAACCAAGTTGATAGTGTTGTTTGGTTAGGTTCTTACAATCAGTTTTTTGCTAAAAAACCTGCATCTATGCCGGATGTTGTGGCACAAAGAGAAGCTATAGCACAGGCAGATGCAAATGTACGATTAACACAGGACAGTTTGTTGCCAGAAGATAGAGCAGCATATCAAACTAATACTCCTTTAATTCAATCATTATTGCAATTTACTGGATATTTCAACACTATGGCAAATTTAAATGCCACACAATATAAAAAAATGGTAAACGATATGGGATTTAAAATTACAGGCAAAGGTAGTGGTCGGTTAATTTATACATTTATGCTTGGTTTATATATGCCGGCTGTAATTTCTGGTGTTATTGTCAATTTCTTTGGCGGTAATTTAGGCGATCAAGATGAAGACGGATATCTTGATGAAATATTTGAATTGTTATTTTTTGAACCATTAAGGTTTGGTCTTGCATTTATTCCCGGTGGAAACATATTACCTGTACCTTTTAACGTATTAAATGACAAACCATATGATGATCGTATATCTACAAGTCCATCTATATCTACATTAGAAAGTAGTACTACAGGAACAGTTCGTGCATTGCAAGCTGTATTAGATCCTAAAAAAGATGTAACTGGTAAAAATGTAAAAGATGTATTTACTCTTATGTCGTTATTAAGCAACTATCCATTAACTATATTAGGTAGACCGCTAGGTTATTTAACAGATGTTAGTACTGGCAGAGTAGAACCAGAAGGACCAATAGACTTTATTAGAGGTGTAGTTACAGGTAAAACTGGACGTAGACAAAGAAAATAAAGGTGTGACCGTAAAGCAAAGAGTAGTTGGTAAGCTAAATAAGATAGTGAAAATGTCTAGTTAATGACGATAAATTCGACTACACGAAAGACGAGTAACTTAGTTGGTAATGGTAATACTGCTACATATCCTTTTGCTTTTAAAGTTTTTACAGACGCAGATGTAGTTGTAAAGAAATTAGAAGTAAGTACAAGTATAGAAACTACTTTAACTCTTGGTGCTAATAATGATTATATAGTTACTTTAAACGAAGATCAAAACAGCAATCCCGGTGGCAGTATAACTTTAAAGTCTGGAGGTAATAACCAAAATTTAGCAAGTGGTTTTCAACTTGTTATTACATCTGCTGTAGAACCATTACAAGGAACAGATCTTACAAACCAAGGTGGATTTTTCCCAGAAGTTATTAACGATGCATTAGACAAAGCAATTGTATTGCATCAGCAACAACAAGACGAATTAAATAGATCAATTAAATTTTCATTAACCAATACTATTGGTAGTTTAGAAATTACAGAAAATGCAAACGCTCGTAAAAACAGAGTTTTAGGTTTTGATAATTTAGGTGAGTTTGAAGTATTAAAAGAATTAGGAACATACCGTGGTAATTGGGCTGCTAGTACAGCCTATGCTGTAAGAGATCTTGTAAAAGATACTAGTACTGGTAATATTTTCTTTTGTAATACAGCACATACATCTTCTGGTTCTCAACCATTAACAACTAATACCAACTCTGCAAACTGGGATCTTATTGTAGACGCAGCGACAGCTACTACGGCATCTAACAACGCAGCATCGTCAGCTACAGCAGCAGCTAACTCTGCAACGGCAGCAGCCAATAGTGCGACAGCAGCAGCTACATCCGAAACTAATGCAGGGAATAGTGCCACAACAGCTACGACAAAAGCAAGCCAAGCAGATACTGCAAAGACAGCAGCCGAAACAGCCAAGACGGCTGCGGAAACAGCTAAGACAGCAGCAGAAGCTGCACTAGACTCTTTTGATGATAGATACTTAGGTGCTAAAGCTAGTAACCCTACACTTGATAATGACGGTAATGCGTTAATAGATGGAGCATTATATTTTAATACAACCTCAAATATTATGAGGGTTTATGACCTTGGTAATACTACTTGGTTAGATGTAAATATATCTGGAACTAATTTAACTAATACAAATACAGTTGCAGGTGCAATTAGTAATGTAAATGCTGTTGGTGGATCTATAGCAAACGTCAACACGGTAGCAAGCAACATATCTGATGTTAATACTGTCGCAGCAGATATAGCTAAAGTAGTTACTGTTGCTAATGATTTGAACGAAACTGTTTCTGAAATTGAAACAGCAGCAGCAGATTTACAAGAAACTACATCCGAAATTGATACTGTTGCAAACGCAATTGGTAATGTTGATAATGTTGGAAATAATATTGCAAACGTAAATACAGTTGCAGGTATATCAACAGAAGTATCTGCGGTAGCTAATAACGCAGCTAACGTTAACGCAGTTGGCGGTGCTATTACTAACGTCAATAACGTAGGTGGCAGTATTGCAAATGTTAATACTGTTGCAAGTAACATAAGCGGTATTAATGATTTTGCAGCTAGATATAGGGTAGGACCAAACAATCCATCAACTAATAATGACGATGGTGATTTATTTTATAATACAAGTTTAGATAAATTACTTGTTTATAACGCAACTGCTAGTGCATGGGAAGAGACACAAACTATTGGTAGTTTCTTTATTAATACAATTAGTCAATTTTCTGGTACTGGTGGTAATAGTGCAACATTTAATAATTCTGCATATAAGTTTAACTTAAGCAATGCAGGTGCTTTTGCACAACAAATGATTGTTAGCATCAATGGTGTTGTACAAAAACCAAATGCAGGTACAAGTCAACCGTCAGAAGGATTTGCACTAGACGGAGCTACAATTATATTTGCTGCTCCACCTCCTGCCGGGGCAGATTATTTTATCGTTACTATTGGAGCAACAGTTGGTATTGGCACACCTAGTGCAGGTACAGTAACTGAAGCGTCATTAAATGTATCTAACAATCCTGTTAATGGATATTTTTTACAATACAAAGATAATACTGATCAGTTAACTTGGGCTGAAGCTGTTAATTTTACTACTCTTACTGAAGATAATAGTACTGGCGATTTAACTATTGAAGGAACTGATACTGACAGTAGTGGTTCTGTAACTGATGATGATAGAACTAAATATGATAAAAGTTTAAATACGTTTAATCTTGGAAAAAGTGTAATTGTAAATATTGGGTTTGGTAAATTATCTACAAAACTTGCAGCTACAACTGCTGTTCAAAGTGGTCTAACTGGATATGTTTTACAAAATTCATTAAAACTAGAAGCATCAGCAAATGATATTTGGTTAGCTACATCAGGTAAAAAAATTACTATAGCTTCTTCTGATAGTCTTACACATGAAGTTGCAAGATTTCAAACTTCTGCTCTTGGTGCAAGTCAGCACGGTTATGTAGATTTAAATTATGTAACTGCAAACGCAGGTGGTAGTACAAGTTCAGCAAATAGATTAAAAACAACATTAACAGGTATAACCTTAACTGGTGTTATTGTACCTGCTGCTGATAGCACACATGATCTTGGAACTAATGCTGTTAGATGGAGAAATATTTATGCTGACACATTATATGGTGATGGATCAAACCTTACAGGTATACAAGCAGGTGCTGCCGGTAACTCAGAAAATATATTTCACGAAAATGAAAATACTATGGACAATGACTATACAATTGGTAATGGTGCATCTAATATAAACGCAGGTGTATTTGGTCCATTAACAATCAATGCCACTCTTAACATCCCTGCAACTTCTGTATTAACTATTGTATAACTATGGCAATTTCTTTTAACGGCAGCAACAATACAATCGCAGGTGTAGCAGTAGGTGGTTTGCCTGATGGAATAGTAGATGCGGATATGCTTGCTGCTAATGCTGTTACTTCTGGAAAATTAGCAAGTGGTGTTGGAGGTAAAGTTGTAGGATTTGGTCTTGCAACTTCAACAGCTGTAGATCAGTATGGAGCACAAAATAATTATACATTAGTTGGACCACAACTTACTTATACAGGTGAAAGTGCAAGTAATAAATTACTTATACTTCATAACCATCACATGGTAGTTGAAGATGCAAGTTATTGGTTTATGGCATTATGGAGAGATGGTTTAAGTGGAACTAAGTTAGTTGAAAAGAAATGGTATTCACAAGAACAAATGTGGATAGGTCTTACTGGAATACATTCTTGTCTTATTGATATTCCAGATACTAGCTCTCATACTTACCAGTTTGCGACATATAGAACAAGTGGTACTAACAGATTATCTTATAACTTTAATCTTGGTATACCACAGATTATAGCTTTGGAGATAGACCCATCATGAGAGCTATTATTGAAACAGTTGAAAAACTTTACCCCTCTGTTGCAAGTTTTGAAATTGATGGGGGAATTTATAAGGGATATGATAAAGATGGCAAACAAATATCTATTGATAAAGCAGCAGTTGATACGGAACACGCAAAAGAAAATTATAAAGATGCAAGAATAGGTCTGTACCCTAGTTTAAAAGATTTTGCAGATGCAATGTATTGGAACAGTAAGGGAGATTCGACTAAACTAGAAGAATATTACGCAGCCTGTGAAAAGGTAAAAACTGACAACCCCAAGCCTAGTTAATTATGACAGCAAAGATTAAACTAAACGCAGCATCAGGTGGTGGGTCTTTCAGCTTACAAGCACCCTCATCATCTAGTAATAACAGGGTTATAAGTTTACCTGACATTGCAGATGGAACGCTTTTGACAAGTCAGAGTTCTTTAGATTCAACTAAGTTATCCCCTGCTATAACTAGCTCTAAAGTTCTTCAAAAAGTTAATTATCAAGCTAATACTGCTCTTTCTTCCACAAGTACAAGTTATGTAGAAACACCTGTAACAGGTTCAATAACTCCCCAAAGTAGTTCTAGCACAATAATAGTTACAGCCTGTGTTCCTGTTTGGCCTGCTTCTGGTATCTATCTACAGGTTCAGTTAAGATCTTCTGGTGGTAATACAAACAATGATATAGGTACTTGGGGTGATGCTTACTCACCAAGTGGTACTGGTGGTGGTGCATGGAACTCTATGTATAGATGGGTTCATACAAGTCACAACGCAACCTCTGCAATAACTTACAAAATTTTTGCAAGGAAACAGAGTACTACTGGTTCTAGTTGGTATTTTCCTAATAACAATACTGCATATTCCACTATATCTTGGCTTTTAACATTAGAGGAGATTGCAGCATGATACAAATTGAAGATATAATCTTTCAACTTTATACTGATGCCGTAAACATTAGAATAGATGGTGATGTTTACACTTGTACCGATAAAGATGGAAAACCTGTAACAGTAGATATGACTGCTGTTAATGCAGAATTTACAAAGCAAAATTATAAAAATGAAAGAAATTACGGTGAAATTGGTGAACAATTAGATTTGCTTTGGCACTCAATAGATGCTGATACGGAGTTGAAAACTAAGTTTGCTGGCTTTTATAATGCAATAAAAGCGGTTAAAGACGCTAACCCAAAACCTAGTTAATTATGTCAGAGATCAAGGTAAATTCGATAAAAGGGGTAGGAGCTAGTACTGCTGCTATTACTGTCAACAATACTGATGGAACGTGTACTGCCAATCTTACAAACAGAACCAATAAAAATTTGCTCATAAATGGAAGTATGATTGTGGCACAAAGAAGCCAATCAGCTACAGCAAGCAGTTCTGGATACCCTGCGTGTGATAGATGGAGAGTAGGTGCAGGTGGGTTAGATGAAGCAGTTACAGTTGCACAATCTGCTTTAACATCTTCTGATACTCCATATAGTTCTGGTTTTAGATATGCAACTAAAATAACTAACGGCAATCAAACAAGCGGTCTTGGTGCAACTGATTATATTTCTTTTGCTCAAAGACTTGAAGGACAAGATATACATTATAGCGGTTGGGATTTTACAAGTACTTCTAGTAAAATAACAGTTTCTTTCTGGATTAAATCAAGTGTTGCACAAACCTTTTATTCTAGATTTCGTATAGTAGAAGCAAGTGCTAATAAAGAATATGTTTTTGCCGTAGCTGCTACTACTTCATGGCAAAAAATAACAAAAACAATTAGCGGTGCTTCTGGTCTTAACCCTAAAAGTAATACTGATATGGGTTTTTTCTGGGATATTATATTGGCGTATGGTTCAGATTATACAGGCAGCATGACACCAGATCAATGGAATACTGTTAATACTTCTGCATACGTTCCAGATATGGCATCTTCATGGTACACAACAAATGATGCAACATTTGAAATTACAGGAGTTCAATTAGAAGTTTCAGATTTTGCAACTTCCTATGACCATAAATGTTATCAAGAAGAACTCTATCGTTGTTATAGATATTATGTAGAAAAAGGTTTTGACACTATGATGGCTTCGGTAGCAGGTAATACTGGATTTCCAAGAGTAAACTATCCTGTTGTGATGAGACAAGCAGCAAGCACTTACATTCAACGCAATGGTAACAACCACGAAATGCGAAATCAAAATGATGGAAGTGCTCTTTCAGGTATTTCAACATATAGCCATTATGATTATGGATTTGCATCTAGAGGTGGTGGCAGTACTGGCATTATTTACGCATCCACTTATTATGCAGATGCGGAGCTTTAAATTATGAACATTACAAAAGCCAAATACGTCATGTCAAAAAAATATGACGAGAGTTCAAAATCTTGGGTTAATGATAAGAATGAATCAATACTTGCAACTATTGATGGACAAGAATGGTCATTGCCTTTAGTTAAAGGCAACAGACATTATGATGCAATTCAAGAATGGGTTGCAAAAGGCAATTCAATTGAGGAGGCTGACTAATGGCACTAACTAAAATTTCTACTGATGGCGTTAAAGATGATGCTATAACAAAAGCAAAAATCCCTGCGGATCAGATAGAAGCTAGTGAACTAGCCAACAATGCGGTAGACACTAATGCTATACAAGATGAAGCCGTAACATTAGCTAAGTTAGAACATGGTAATGCTAATAATAATGGCAAGTTTTTACGAGCAAACAATGGAGCAGATCCTAGTTTTGAAGATGTACCTGCCGGTGGTATAAGTGACGTAGTATCTGACACAACACCACAGCTAGGTGGTGACTTACAAAGTAATGGTAACGATATTGATTTTGCTGATAGTGATAAAGCAATATTTGGTGGTGGTGCAGATTTAAAAATCTTTCACGATGGTAATTCTAATTATTTGGATTGTGTTAATGACAAACCATTAAGAGTGGTAAATGATACGCAAGGTCTAAATGAACTAATGATTTTAGCTACTCCCGGTGCAGGGGTAGAGCTATATTACGACAACGCAAAAAAATTAGAAACCTTGGGAAATGGAGTCAGGGTTCAAGGTGGTATTTTGTTTGGCTCTGATACAGCAGAAGCTAATAAATTAGATGATTATGAAGAAGGCACGATTGATAACATAAATGTTTTAAATGGTTATGGATATCTTGGTAGTGGTAGTGATGCTAACGCTGCTCCAACCATGACATATA